TTTCGGTATGTCAGGTTTTGACAGGTTTTACGAGCGGATCGCAAAAGCCGCGCTACGAAATTGAAATTCGCAAAACGTGGCGCGGAGCCTTTAAACACGCGGGTTTCGCTAGTTCTATGGAAAGTGAACATCAGCAGGTTGTGCGAAGTGGGATGTCTCGCTAGTATCGGCAACTGAAGCGCTAAACAGCGCCCAATAAAAAAGCCCCTTTCAACTTCGACCTTGAAAGGGGCTCTGGGTTTGAACAGAGGGTAGACGCCTCGGAACAAAACACTCTAGACGGGTGTGAGCGGATTTATATCATATGTGTGCTGGAGGTCAATCTGTACCGCCAGGACATAGGATTTAACCGACGAGAGCTGCCCTCACCAATCATAAGGTGAGAGACATGCATCAAAAGTACACTGCAACAACCACTCAGACCGCCGCGGCCCTCGGGGTTAGCGCTCGAACCCTTCACAATATCTCCAAGCAACCAGGCTTTCCGACCGCACTGAGGATCAATCAGCGCGTTATCCGGTACGACCTGGAGGCCGTCCAAGCGTTCTATTTCCGTCAGTCAGCCGCATAAGGCTGGCATTTGCGCGTGTGCGTTTCCTGTGGTCAGGCAGGTGAGGGCTTTCGCCTCATGATGCTCTGACCAGGAAGCAACGTGTCGGAAACGACAGAACGGATTGAGCGGGGTGGCCGGATGGCCAAAAAAGAAACCCCCGTAAACGCGATCGACTTGGCGGAAGAGGCGTTTACAGGGGCTGCTGAAGCTCGGGGGCTTCGTGGTGAGAGTATATCACCGCGTGCGATGCTCGTTGAGCTCGAAAACATCGCAAACGGGCGCCCTGCAGGGGCTGTCTGGAGCCCGGCTCCGGGCGCCGAAAGTGCCTTACTTGGTATCACTGCGAAATCCTCTGTCAGCAATGCAGCTGAGATCGCCACAAAAGCCAAAAAGGCGGGACGCGCCCAGCGGTACGCTGCCCAGTCCGTAGCTCGTGAAATCCTAAAAAACGATGCTTTGCGCAAAGAGCCAGGCGAATACCCTGGGAATGTTTACCGGACCTGTGATTGCCGGTGGATCAGCCACGGCGCTGTAGGGGTAAACCTGTCACCCCAGCATCAAGCGGCCCACTACAGCGGCCTAGTAACGTGTGGGAGCGTGTGGGCCTGCCCGGTGTGCGCCGCGCCGATCCAAGAGCGCCGCCGCCTGGAGATCGAGCAGGCTATGACCTGGGCGGAGGGTGAGGGCCTACGGGCTGCAATGGTCACATTCACCTTTCCCCACAAGTCGTTTAACCGCCTGGCCGATCTGCTGGAGCGACAGGCCCACGCTTTCCGGCTGCTGCGACAGACGAGCCGCTGGCGGAAGCTGAAAACCCGCATCGGGTATGAGGGGCTGATTAGGTCGCTTGAGGTCACGCACGGCGACAACGGATGGCACCCGCACACGCACGAGCTCTGGTTTATCCGACCGATTGTGAGCGATGGCCTGCGCCTGGAACTGGTAGACCTCTGGCAGCGGGCCTGTGCGTCTGCTGGCTTGCTCGATCTGGACGACGCCAAAACCGTACAGGCATTCCGGGAGCATTCCGTGGATATCCGCCTGAACGCCACTAGCGGGGAGTACCTGGCCAAGCAGGACGACGCCAGGAGCTGGGGCATATCGCATGAGATCGCCAAAGCATCGAGCAAGGCAGGGAAGGCCAAGGGCATACACCCGCATCACCTGCTAGTGCGCCAAGGCCCTGGAGACGCCGCCAAATACCTGGAGTACGTCCAATCCATGAAGGGCCGCCGCCAGTTGTTTTGGACGCCGGGCCTAAAGGAGCGGGCCGGTGTAGGTGACATATCAGACGAGGCGCTGGCCAAAGAAGAGCGCGAGCGGGCCGACCTGCTGGCTCTACTGCCGAAAGAGGTGTGGAGCGTGGTTAGGGGTAACGATGCGCGGGCCGAACTGCTGGACGCTGCCGAGCGCGGCGGTCTGGAGGCCATAACTTTGCTGCTGAGCTCCCTGGGAGTCGAGCTATTCGATCAGCCGACACCGGAGCCTGATGAGGTCAGGGGCCGCACCCCCGGCTTGTCGGATCACGTTTCACCGATCCGGCAAACGGAGGTACGGGCGGAGCGTACCCTTGACCACCCCCAATCAAAAACAGCCTTCGCTAAGGGGTTGGGGGCGCTTCTCCCCCAGACCCCTGACGCGTCGCGGGCAAGACTCCCCGAAGGGCCGCCGGAGGCAATGGGGACGCTCGCTACACCGCTACCCTTAGAGGATTCACCGTGTCGATAATTGACTGCGATTACCTGCCAACCCCGAAGGCTCCACCGTTCCCCCCTGAGCTGGCTTTGTTGATCGTCAGGAAGGCTGCAGCTATGGCGGCTGACTTCGAGGAACGGGCGCTCGACCAGCTCACCAGGGACGCCAAGCGCGCACTTTCCAAAGGTGCCGATCAGCGGCGAATCGTCAAGGAAATGGGGCTGTAGTTTTTTTTGCATCCCCCTCCAATGGTGGAAACCTTCACCGACTCCCCAAGAATGGGGCGTCAGCGTATCAATTTGCCTGTCAGCAGATTACTGCAACACTTTCCGCCTTTTCATCGGCCTGGATAGGGGGTGTGTTGCTGCAAGTTACCGTAACACTTGAGGTGTACTCAAATAACGGTGGATACCTGTACAGATAAGGTCTAATCTGGCCATACCAACCACCAATGGAGCCCGTATGAACACAGCAATCAAAACGCGTGGTCGCCAGGCCAAACCGACTCGCAATGAAGTGTCCGCCGCTTGGGATCGCTTGCGTTCTGCTGCTGATGGTGGGGATCTGCAAGCGAGTGCCTTGCTGATTGCATTGGTCGAAAACAAACCGCTGTCGCCTGTCCTGGAGCGCGCCCGTGCTTAACGCAACGATTACCGGCGCAATCACCAGCGAACTCAAAATGGACGAGCGTGGCCGGTTGTACTGCTCGATCTACAGCGATCAGGCGCGCCGTTCAGTGCGGGCCGTGGTGCGCAACGAGAGGCACGCACAGTTGATAGGGGAGCTACCCAAGGGGAGCCGCCTAACTGCGTCAGGGACGCTGCACAGCGTGGGTGCAATTGGGCCTGCCGGGCAAACCCTGGCGTATCTGACCATTGATGTTCAAACCGTGAAAATCCACTAGGAATCCGCCATGACTGATAACGCCGATAACCATGCAGACGATCAAGAGTTGGAACGCCTGCGCGCCAAGAACGCCGAGCTGCTGACCGAGCTGAAGAAGGTCAAGGCAGAGCGCGACGGCCTGACCACCCGAGTAGAGGCGCAAGACGCCGAGATCACTGACTACAAGTTCAACAAGCCCGTGGCTGACCTGCTGAGCAAGGTTCTGGTGTCGTCGAAGTATTCGTCTCATGAGCTGGCCGAGCACTTCACCTTCGCTCTGAATGATGCCGGTGTTCTGGAAATGCGCGATCTGGAAGGCAAGCCGGTGGAGGTCTCCGAGAAGGTAGACGGCAAGACCGTTACTCGCCCGATCAAGTGCGAGGAAGACGAGGTTTGGCGTTACCTGGCCCACGACTACGGCAAGTTGAACCACATTGTTCGTAGCAGCGGTGCGTCAGGCGGTGGCGCTTCAGGGTCTCGCTCAACACCGAGTGCGCCTCAGAGCCGTAGCGAACAGAAGCCTTCCGAGTTTGGCCTGCGATAACGTACACTTGGCAGCGCGGCTTCCTGTGGGAGCTGCAACCCCTTCCGGCCTGTGGCCGACCCCCGCAACACCCTGGCCAGTGGCCGACCCTCTCCGCGACGTCTGTGACCCGCGAATCTCTCTTAGATTCGAGGCAATACCCCCATGGCAACTACCCAACTGGCCGATATTATCGAGCCGACCGCCTTCACCCAGTACGTTACTCAAAACACGATGGAGCGCACCGCTCTGGTATCGAGTGGCATCCTTGTACCCAATGACGTGATCGTCACCCAACTGAAAGCTGGCTCGCATTCGTTCACGGTTCCGTTCTGGAAAGACCTAGGCAACGAAGAAGCCAACACCACCAACGACGACCCGACCGACCTGGCCGCGCCGCTCAAGATCCAGACCGGCAAACAGCTCATTCGCAAAAGCTTCCTGCACCAGTCTTGGTCGGGCATGAACCTGGCTAGTGAGCTGGCTGGCTCCGACGCCCTGGCCCGCGTTCAAGACCGCGTTACCGCCTATTGGAATCGTCAGCTGCAGCGCCGTCTAGTTGCCAGCCTGAACGGCATCCTGGCCGATAACGTGGCGACCAACTCCGGCGACATGATCCTCGACGTATCTGGCTTGGCCGGTGCCCTGGCTGACTTCAGTCCGTCCGCCGTTATCGACGCGGCTGGCACCCTGGGCGATGCGATGGATAGCGTGGTTGGGATCGCCATGCACTCCGACCTGTACCGTCGCGCACTGAAGGCCGATCTGATCGAGTTCGTTCAGCCGTCCGCTGGCTCTATGCGGATGCCGACCTATCGCGGCCTGGCAGTTGTGGTGGATGACGGTATGCCGGTAGCGACTGGCGTGTACACCTGCGCCCTGTTCGGTTCCGGTGCCGTTGGTTATGGCGTGGCAGAGCCGGCAATTGCTGCCGGTACCGAGATCGAGAATCTGCCGAGCGCTGGTAACGGTGGCGGGCAACAGATTCTGCACAGCCGTGTGAACGTCGGTGTTCACCCTGCCGGCTTCGCCTGGGTAGAGGGCGCCGTCGCCGGCGAGTCTCCGACCATCGCAGAGCTGGGCGACGCTGCCCACTGGGATCGCGTAGTCGAGCGTAAGGCCGTTCCTCTCGCGTTCCTGCGCTGCAAGTAAGGGAGGAGGGGGGCAGCAATGCCCCCTTTTACGATCATGCTCAGACCAATTGAAATGGGCCAAGTGCTGCACCGTGCGCTGCACAACCTCCCGCCGAAATATCACGTCCGCCTGAAGCATCAAGGCCGTTTGCTGGCAGTCCTGCAGGGTGACACCTATCAGGAAGCCACCGAGCGCGCCCAGCGCCTTGCTGCTGCCCTTTCCATCACCGATGGAGGCGTGACCTATGAGCAAGCCTGAGAACACGCCAAAACAGGCTACGGCTCGCCGCAAGAATGGCACCTTCGCCAAAGGTCACACCGGAAACGCTGGAGGCCGACCGGGAAACCTGGCCAACCTTCGCGCCAAGCTGACGGCGGGATCTGATGAAATCGCAACCGTTGTCCTGGCTGCCGCAAAGGCCGGAGATATGCAGGCTTGCCGGCTGATCCTGGAGCGGATTGTTCCGGCGCTTAAACCAATCGCTGAGCCGGTAGCGTTTCACCTGGACGACCAGGATCTGACCAGCACGGCCCGCTCAATCATGCGCGCTATTGCTGATGGCACGCTGCCAGGCGATCAGGGTAAGGTTCTGCTCGATGCCGTGTTGGGAATGTCCCGCGTAATCGAAGTGGCTGACCTGGAGCGCCGCCTAAAAGCTCTGGAAGCGAGCATGGAAGACGAAGAATGAAGATCACCACGAAGTTAGACCGACTCGAGCGTCTGGTCCGTGTCAGCGAGTTTGACGAGACCGTGAGGGCTATCAGCCAGGTCATGGACGAATGCGCCGCCGAGGCAGCGGGTGGCGAGCCAACGAAGGGGAAAGAATCCCTGATGGACATACTGGAGAGCGCACATGAAAAACACGATTAAGAGCCGTCTGGATGGTCTAGAGCAGCAACTGAACAACCAGAAAAGCGGGCCGACCATGATCGTTATCGACGTGGTGAATGCCAGCGAAGAAGGCCCGCACGAGGTTGTTCCAGTTGGCTACACATGCGACATCAAAGGGAAACGCCACTATTTCCCCGGCGACTCTGAGCAGGCAGGGGCAGCGGTTCGCGCCCTGATGGCTCAGGAGCCCCGCGAGCCTGGCAAGGTTCGACCTGTCCCTATCCTAATGGCCTGTCTAGAAGCCCCGGCTGACTGATTCTGCAACACCCGTTTTTTATGGGTATAGCTGAGCAGATACAGGTTTATTTTGCTTTATTCAGGCTTTCCCCTTGATAAGTAACAGTCAAAGTGCAACAGTATATAAAGAGCACCTTTACTGATACATCAAGGGGAAAAGACCATGTTTATTCGCGCATACCTCCGGGCTTCAACCGATGAGCAGGACGCTGGCCGCGCCCGTGCCTCCCTTGCCCAGTTCGCTGCCGATCACGAGCAGCGCATTGCCAGCGAGTACCTGGAGAACGAGAGCGGGGCCAAAGCCGACCGCCCGGAGCTGCTGCGATTGCTCAAGGATGCCCACAAGGGTGACGTGCTGCTGGTGGAGTCGATAGACCGGCTCTCCCGCCTATCTGCCGAAGACTGGCAGACGCTCAAGGGGGTTATCGACGCCAAAGGACTGCACATTGTCGCGCTCGACCTGCCGACCACGCACCAGGCCATGAGCGCCAAGACCGGCGACGAATTCACCAACCGTATGCTTGGCGCAATCAGCGGCCTGATGGTCGAAATGATGGCCGCCATTGCCCGCAAGGATTACGAGCAACGGCGGGAGCGTCAGGCCCAAGGGATCGAAAAAGCGAAAGCTGCAGGCAAGTACCAGGGCCGCCCAGTGGACGAGGATCTGCACAAGCGCGTGAAGGAACTGCTAGGCGCCGGGCTGGGTATTCGTGCGGCTGCCCGTCACGCGAAATGCTCGACCACAACCGTGCTCAGAATCCGCGACAGCCTGTCTGCCTGATACCAAACACCCACGGAAGGATCATCCCAATGTCGTCGAAACTCATCAGCACCTTGCGCAGCATTGCCAGCAAGCCAAATGCCAGCGCTACCACGAAACTCATCACCGCCCGGCGCATCTGTCGCGTATTTGTCCGGCGCCTCGACTCCATCCAGATTGAGCGCCGGGCCATTTACCGCGAGGCCGCCAAACTGGAAACGTTCCTGCCATTTACCCGAAAGGCCATAGCAGGTCTGGAACTCCGAGCAGAGGAACACCGAGAGGCTGAGCACAGTGAGGCGCGGAGCGAGCTAATCGGGTTTGGTATGTCGCTGCTAGTGGACGCGGAAGGTCTGGCCGATGCCCTGGGCTTCGACCGGCTGTGTGACGTGCTAAGCGTGAGCCAGGTACACCGTGAACAGGCTCGACAGGATGGGGATGCGAGCATCTATAACCTGACGATGACTCTCAACCTGGAGGAGAGCGCCGGGCGAAAGCGCGAAGAATGGGACGACGGCGGCCCGCTCTTGCACGCCTTTGTCCCCATCGTAATGCGCGCCTACAGGGATCGCCCCGATATCCTGCAGAAAGCCAAGTTAGAGCTAGCCCAGCAACGGCGACCCAAGCTAAGGGTTGTGCGTACCGCAGGGGAAGGCTTGGACGCTATAGTGTCGAAATCCATTCGACACAATCGACGCCATTCGACATGCCACAACTGACCCTCTCTGCCGTAGCCAAGATGTACGGCATGCACCGCACGACACTGTATGCCGCCATCAAGGCAGGCCGTGTGTCTTCGGACGTCAACCGCAGAGGGCAGAAGGTGATAGAGCTGTCTGAAGCGATCAGGGCATGGGGCGAGCCTGAAGGTCGGCCCGGCCACGAATTCGACAGTTCGACACAAGTAAACACGGGCGTTTCTACACATTCGACAGCACCTGTCGAATACATGACCGAAGCCACCGCCATTCGCCTGGCCACCGCTATGGAACGCCTGATCGAGATCGAGGAAGCCAAGCTTCTGCTGCTCGAGCACAAGCCGGATGTTCCCCCGATGGGGGTTGAAACTCACCTGGAGGACGTGCCAGCGGCCAGTTTGGGAAAGGTGGCATCAGAGCCGCGCTCGTTTGCTGATTTACTGGCTGGGCTGGACTGACTTCCCGTTTCGGTATGTCAGGTTTTGACAGGTTTTACGAGCGGATCGCAAAAGCCGCGCTACGAAATTGAAATTCGCAAAACGTGGCGCGGAGCCTTTAAACACGCGGGTTTCGCTAGTTCTATGGAAAGTGA